TGCATTTCGCCTGATTTTATACCGACCTCACCTGTAAGCCATCTCGTAATAAGAACCTTTCCACCGGGCATCTGCGAGGCCTTAGTGACCAAATCAGATCCCTTAAGATTAGCTTTTGCTTCAGCCATATGATAACCTTTGTCATCACAGTGATCACAGCCTTTGCCTTCACACTTGGGACACTCTACCTTTTCACCTTCATCTTCAACGGTTACCTTTTTGCCTTCAAGAAGGTCTAGTACCATTTCATCGATTCTATCTTTAAACGACATTTTTTATCTCCGTAAGATCTTTGTTTGAGTTTATTTATCTATTGGCGTGATTCGAATAACGAGATCATCGACACCTTTTATAATTCTATGGTACTCACCAGGATCTATTCTAAATTTCTGACCTGGTACCAGTAACCAGGGTAAGGCATTTTGCCATTGGAATTGCCAACCATTACCTCGCATTACTTCAATTTCACGATATTCTTTGTCTCGATGCCAGACGTAATGAGAATCCTCTGCATCAACACTAAATCTTCTAAAATTGTATTTGTCAACCCGTTCATCAAAGTACGGTTTACCAGAAGTAGTTTCCACCACCTTTCAACCCCAAATCACTAGCATATTTCGGTAATCGGCAGGCCCAATAGCCGGGCGTCATCTTATCCGATTTCGTATCACAACTGTGTCTTGCAGCAAATGATGCAGCTGCACCTTTATCATTTATCTTAGAGGTAAGACCACCTTTCTCATCACCAAATTCAATCTTTTTAATATTTCCGGTTTTGGGATTCTTTACATAAACCACATATTTCTTTTTACCGGAGCTACGCTTTGGTGAATTTAATTCTGGTTCTTTCTCTTCCTGAAATTCAATCATCGGTCGCTCGAGCGGAACAGTGATGCCCTCATAGAGACCAAACTCTGTCTTTAAACCCGAGTGTTCGCCGAATGATTTCATCCGAATTTCTTGGCGAATGCCTTTAGATCGAGAGTTTCGAAACCACCAAACTCATCTACCACTCTAAATGCAAGTCTTCCTTTATTCTCAACTGGCTTTGCAGAATAAGATGTCAATCCAGATTTAAGGCCAGAGATCTCATTGCCCTTGATAACCATTTTCTTAATCTTAGGAGCCTTGGCTTCTTCCAATTCCTCAAAGGTCTGGGCAACTACTTCTTCAATCTCTTCGTGAATGCCAACCTCTTTCTTTGAAAGCTTAGTGAGAACGTCCAAAATCTGTGGAGCCCGTGTTCCAGTCTGCATCAGTGCTTGGTTAATATCACCCCACTGATAGAGTTCCTTGTCGCCTCTTTTCTTGTACTTACCAGGTGCCTCAGAGAGATCTTCCGGTGCCTCAGAGATGAATGTGGTGAAGTTTTTCATTTTTTGCTCCGTGTATATTCTTTAAATGATTGTGTTCCGGGAGTGTCTTTCTTAAGCTTCTTTGTAAGCTCTGGAGTACCTTCGTCTCCGGCTCCATGCTCTTCTTTTGTAAACCCTCGGTAATTCAATAGGTGTTTTGGCATGATACCATCCTTCACCATATCTTTAAATACCTTATCTAAGGCTCTAACATCAAGATCATGAATTTGGGCAGTCTTGACGAGATTTCTTTCTGCATTGTGTGGATTCTTTTTGCGAAGATCTAAAAATGTACGAACGGCTTTCTTGTATGCCCTACCATTTAATTTTCTATCTAGGTATCGTACTAGATCTGGCATCATAGTCTTCATTGTACTATCGCTACCAAAGGCTCTTTCATCAAGCTTCTCGTCTAATGTTTCTTCTTTAATTCCCCGAGCCTTCTTTTGAGCTGAAATCCATTTCTTAGCAATAGGTGATTTAGGATCTTTTGCAGCCCATTTACCCACGTCTTTATATGCTTTCAGAGCAATAGCTTCGATATCAGTGTCACTAGAATTATCTAATATGATTAGGCTATTTCTGAAGAACCCTTGAAATTTTCCAATATTATTTTGTACTGATTTCCACATGTTTATTACCTGGTCGTCAGGCAATGATCGTGGTCGCATTTTATTTCTTCCTAATGCAGTGTCTAAGTCTGTATTTACAAACAGCATTTTAACCTCATAGCCTAGAGCTCTTAGGCCCTCTGCTTGAGTTTTGATCTTATCGTAATCTTTACCAGTACCATCAATGACCAAACCAAGTCGGCCGTCGATTGCCTGCTTTAATTGCATACCGGTTAATTTCTTTGCCTTTGCTCTGGCCTTCTGACCCTGAGGGCTCATCAGACCTTTCGGTGTGAGATCCACTCCAGCCTTGGCAAGAGCAGCCTCAAATGCGGGGTCGGAATTAATAAGTTTAAATCCGTGTGCAAGTAAAGATGCCTTACCAACAACAAATGATTTACCAGAGCCTGGGCCACCAGCTAAGAAAACAGCCTTAAAGATTGCTGGGTCATTAATACCCTCTTCAAGTTCTGGTGTTTCGGATTCGTAAAAGTTTTTGAAATTAGAAATCATGTCCTATTTAACCTTAGCAGCAAGATCCTTATCTGCCTTGCCCCATGTTCCTTTAGATTTAGTAGCAAAACTATTTACTCTTGCAAGACCCCATTGAGTTGGAGTAGTGCCAGGTCTGTGACCTGTTCTCCAAGCTGCAACACCCCGATCAAATACTTTCTTTAAAATTCCATAAGGCATTCCTGATTTTGCAGCCTTATCTTTTAATGCTTTTTCTGGGTTACTCTCAAAGATGAACTCGACAGATTCTGCAAGATCAAGTACCTCTGACATAATATCAAATTCTTCGGTCTTGGTTGCTACGAGTACCTTTTCGAATTCAGCCTGTTGCTTGAGCCACTTTTCTTTCCATGCCTTATAGACCTTAAAGCGATTATCGAATTTAACTCCGCCCTTTCCAGCCATTAGCATGTGTGGTCGCTTTTTTGGCATCATATCTCTCTTTGAAGCCTCCGTAACCTCATTGCGTTTGCTTTTCTGATATGACTTATATTCTTTACGTCTCTCTGCATCTGCTTTCTTCTCTGCAGGAGTCATCTGCGATACTGGTTTCTTGCGCTCTCCATACATATCCTTAAATCTCTTGGTATGCTTAGATGGTTTGGTTCCTTTTTCTCGAGCTTCTTTATCACCAGGTGCATCAGTGTATGCTGCCGGATTGTCATCATCTACCTTGGTCTTTCTTTTGAAATGTGCCTCACGATCGTCTTTCTTATCTTGTGCGACACCTGTGTAGTACTTAGAGGATTCTTCAACGTCAATTTTCTTTGACATTCTTTCTTTCTCAGCCGCTTTTACAGCAGGTAATTTCTTCTTGACCATATTCTTAATTTTGGCACCAGAAATTTTCTTAATCTTTTTTTCGATTGCTTGTTTCTGAGATATGGAAAGATCAGCGTAATTCTTACCCTTTGCAAACTTATCCTTTAGGGCCTTCTTTACCTGCTTTTCAGCACGACCTTTTAACTTCTCCTTTCCAGCCTTTTTCTTCATTGATCGAGCTCTTGCACGAGCAATCTTCTTGCCATGTTTCTTCATGACGATGGCTCTCTTTCGTCTTTGAGCCATATCCATAACCTCGTCTAAGGTCATTTCTTCGTTAATATCTTCATCGATACCCATACCATTCCTCACTGCATCGAGTACTTGTTGTGCTTTAGATTGTAATCTTTTGGGAAGACCTTTCTTAAATGTATTAAGATCATTATCTGCCGCTAGAGCTCTCATTTTAGAGGCTGACATACCAGATACGTCATCGGCGTCTGGGTCTCGTTCTCCCGCAGAAATAACTTCTATTGAATCAAATGTGTAGTCTTTACCGTTATACTTATTTAAGAGTGTTTTAAACTCTCCCACACGATCTGAACCCACGACCAAGACCATATTCTTATATTGTCTTTGCAATTGAGCAGCAACTTGAATAATGGTCTTTGCAGATGATTTTACAACGATTTTACCAAATGCTGCTTGAGCAAACTTGATCTTATCATCGTACGAAAGGGGGTTCTTTTTGGGATCTGAGGAATGCGAAAGATAGATTGCTGGGACAGCCTTTCTGGCTTTTGCCTCTGAGGCTACCTTAAGGGCTAATTTTTCATGCCCTGATGTTACGGGGTTCATTCTGCCCCACGATACTACAACAGTATCCGATTTGGCTGCCTCATCAAGTTCTGGTTTCGTGTTAATATACTTCGAACCACTTTTGATAGCATCAGCATCTTTCTTTTTGGACGATTTCTTTTTCTTAGCTTCCGGTTCCATCTTTCCCTTGGCCTTATTGTTTGAATAGAGGTAACTGTTATATTTATAATAAAATGAGTCTTTATTTCGATTTTGTGGTGTTGACAGGGTGATGAGTTGCGCCATCTCCCTTATAGTTCTGTCCAAACGATTCAACCCACTTATAATTCATCACAGAAGAACATTCCCATATCGTAGAGTCGCGGATCCAACCAATTGCAGCAGTGGGGTCCATGATTGCCATCGGTACCTGTGTGAAACCTTTCCTGCTACCAAGAAAGTACATATTATCAACAGCAGATACGACACCATGCATTTCGATTTCATCTAGCATATCTTTAGCTGCATGCCATGAGATGGCATATGCGTGTGCCCCCTCGTGTCCATGAATTCTTCGCAGATATCTTGGTGGTCCTGATTCCACGTGATCAAAGTTTTCAGGATCTGGAGCCTTATAACCAAGAACAATAATTTCACCATTGCGAATGGGTACTGGTCTTGGGTCATGCAACATAATTGCATCATGCTCAAGAATCACAGCTGTTTCTTTGTTATCACGAATTTTCTTCCATATCTTCGCGTGACCGGCAGTACAAAGTTGTGCTGCAGCTACCCAGGTGGTTCGATTAATATGTCTCTTTAGACCAATCGAATTCCATGCTGCATTAGGATCTACCTGATAGAAACCTTCAAAGTATTCCCACGGTAATCCTACTTTATCGCAAGATTCTGCTGCAGTCTTTGCATAGGCATAAGATGTCTCAGTCGGTACCCTGAGAATATAAGCCTTGTCAATTGTACTTCTACCTCTATCTACGTCTGTCATGATAATTGCAGTCCTGTTTCCAATTCAATAATTTTTTCAAAATCTTTTTCATAATATCTTTTCACTGCGTCCATTGTTTTCTGGTCGTAGTATTGATCAATCAAATCAGCGTCTTTTGGTGTAAACCCCGATTTAAATTTTTGGAGATCATTCTGTGGTACTACATTATGCTGTTTGGCAAATGCATCTACATATCTGTCTAGTTTATTATATAACCACCAATCGCCATAGTCAACATCACCCACACGGGCATAATCCGTCTGTAGTATTCTATTCGATGGATCTGATTCGTGTCTACCCTCTTTGAACAGATGTCTAAATTCACTGACACTCTTTTCTCGGCCTCGTCTCAAAAAGAAATAGAGGCTTAGTTGTCTCATCAACGGATCACGAATTACTGATATAACTCGCTTACTGGCCAATTCACTTGGGCCGACAACGTTATTACGAAATAACTCATCGAGCGTTAAATGAATGAATCGATAATTCAACTGGTATTTTTTAAGGAGTCGAGGGTCAACATTATGACTTGGAATGCCGCAGTCGTTGACCTCAGTCCATTTATCATCCATATCACAGAAATTTTGTATAAAGAATTGAGCAAGACTAGAACTTGCATTCTTTGGGATTCTGAGATATACAAAATTGTATCGTTCACATATTACCATTACTACCTCATTTTTGTCATAGAAGGCGAGTCCAATGCACTTGTAATGCATTGTAAGCTATCATATCTGATTTCACCAAACAGATGCCGTTGCAGCCTATCAATCTTACCAATGTTCTTATTTATCATGTCATTAAAGGACAGCACGTAGACATCATTTTGCTTACCCCATAGTTCAATTTCGTTTAAACGAAGGGGTGGGGTTTTTCTACCCGTGGCCTCATTCCATCGCTCATACGATTCTAAAATTTCTTCTCTATCTCTCAGCAGGAGAATCTTTTTTGTATCCTGCAGTAAGGTTTGCCTTTGACTATCATAAGGTAGGTGGGATACAGCAAAGGTATCATCCCTCAGATATGTGATTGCGTCTTTGAATTTGAGCTTTCGTGTGAACTTACCTGGATTCGTTCTGGCCTCATCCATCTTATCAGCTTTGTATTTCTGAAAATTGTTTGGGTTGAAGTGCATGTAGCTCTGTTCTATACCAAACTCTACTAATAGATTGCTACACAGATAGGTACCTGCTTTAGGTAGACTAATAATCAGTGTCTTCATGGTATTTTAACCCAACGTTTTTGTTATTTTCAATGTGAAGTCGGGACCCCTTTGGTGCATGAATTATTGTAGATACATCAATTAATTCATTCCAAAAGCGAATCCATTCGGTATTCAAGTCAGCTGCAATTGCTTGTCTCACCCAAGAATCTTTATTGAATACTCTATCCGTAGATGATACCCAATTATTTGAGAACAATAAATCAAAACCATACAGTTCAAACTCATCATATCCTTCTGTTCTCAAATGATTATATGCATTATGACCAGTATTCCAAGCCACATTGATACCACCTTTCTGTGTCATAAATGGCTTAGGTAATACCTTTAATTTTGGATTGTTCTTTTGTCTCTTTATGACCTTTTGATCACTGGCAAATATCACATCGACATCTGCCTCTGTCATATTAAAGCCCACCTTATACCCCTCTAAATCGGACGAATAATACTTACTCGATGGGCCATTGCCTAACAGAATTGCTTTCATGCGAGCAAATCACGCTCACGATACCGACCAGTCGTCCTCACTACAGTAGGAATATCACCACGTAAATCCTCAATGATATCTACCCACTCCTGATGTGATTTCAGAGTACAGTGTGCGTTCTCACCATTGGGTAATATGGCTTTGGCAGGTGAGGTTGCGATTTGGAAATACACAAATTTGGTAGCGTAACTGTAAATTTCTTTGATGACATCACGGACATACATTTCGGGTATGTGTTCCAATACATCTGTATTAATCACAGCATCCCATTCACCTATTGGTTTATTGTTGAACATTCTAACGCCCGGATCATATCGATAGAGCTCTACAAGACCCCAATACTGATGTAGATTATGTGGAGGATTATATTGGGTGCCATGACCACAGCCATAATCAATCAAAGATTTGCAACGAAACTGTTCTAGCATTTCTTTAATGTCATCCTTTGCTCTAATGACCGGATCATTATTTTCATATCCGCCATTGTCATAGAACTCTTGGTATTGCTCTAAGTATTTCATTCTGGTCCTTTTAATATATGATGTAGATCAAAATCAACTTTCATCTTATCTTTGTGATTTCGGTGATAGTGGATAAGGCTTGCATCAAAGCGTTTTTCGATTGGATTCAGTCCCAAATGATAATTAAACTGTACTGGTAATGCTGAGTGCTTACCCTGATTACGAATCAGACTGTTTATTATGCCTTGATCAAAACCACCCATTTGATTCTCTAGGCTGGTTCTTTGCTTGTCTCTTTCTTCAATTGTTTGTGCAAATTCGAACATCTCGTCGTACATGCTTCGAGGGAATATTACGACACCCGAATTGATATGACCATGTTTACCGAACCACTCCAACCCAGGCTTATTTTTCCACCGATTTGTCGACATCATCCACCAAGCAGAAATTGCATTGGTATCTGCATGATCGAAAACATTTTGAGACTTTTTTGTGGCGAGAATATCACTATCGATGAAACAAAGATAGTCAAAATTATGAAACCATTCACGTGTACCCTGGTCCATAAAGGGGGTAAAGATGCCGTAAAAGGGAGGGATGTTATTAGGTAAATCGTGATCGAAAAAAGAATATGTAGCCCCGACTCTTTCTGCATATGCTGATATGGATGCTCGGGACATTTTATGGTAACCAGTGCCTGTTTTTACATACGCACCGGCTCGAGACTTTACAAGTACTTCTTGGTTTGGATCTCTATAATATTGGTAAATTAAATTCATAACAAAAAAATATTCAACCTTTAGATATTAATATTGTCAATCCCATAATACAACGCACCGAAAAAGAGTAGAATCAATGCTAAATCTTTCCAATCTTTAGGACTCTTAGGATCAAACTCACTCATTTTCATCCGATTCTGAATACTGATCAGGGAATTGTTCTCTATGTGCTGTAAGCATTAGTTCCTCAGTATCAAACTCCTGTACAGTAGCGTCATCACGATACGATACAACAGTAGATTCGCTTAAAGAAAATGCTCCATCGTTGATGATAAAATGACCTTCTGTTTTAGTTAATATAGCCATTATGCTGATCCTCCATCATAGAATGTCCAGTTATCGTTAGTGATCAAACTAGTTCTTGCCGTCTCGGCCGCACCACCTGCTGTATATTGACTGGATCCAAAGAAGGCTTTAGCATTAGTAAACCCTACATTTTGAGCTTCCCAATTAATTAACAGTGCATCATAACGTGCTGTGGGCAGAGCAACAGGCGCTACTACAAAGTCGGAGAGGGATGAGTAATATGTGTTTAGAGCTGATATATCAAGGTTCTCAACGCCAATAACATCAAAAGTAGCAGCATCTCTACCTGTAAATTCAAACAAACCATTCATTGATAGAACACTTGAGGTATCCCAACCACTCACATCAATCGATGCACAATTATAACAATTTCTAAATAACTCATTCAAGAATCGGAAGGATGAGGTATCCCAACTACTTAAATCAATCGATGTAAGACTATAGCAACTGTAAAACATCAGATCCGCCCGAGTAACATTTGATGTATCCATAGTACTTAGATCAACCGATGTTAGATTGTCACAATTTCGAAGCATATAGGTCAGACTATCAAGAGATGAAGTATCACAAACACCACTAGTAAAGCTAGTCATGTTAGAGCATCCACTAAATGAGTACCTAAGATCCTGCCAGCCTACTTTACCAAGGTTAGTTACTGCAATAACTTTCGTGCAGTCAGCTCCGGTGTGCCCGGAAAAGACTCCGTTGCCAGCGTTGAACTTTATGCTAGGGAACGTGCCAGTGATACTGATTGAGTGATCTCCAGCAGATGCATATGTGTGTATTAAACCGGAGTCAGTGTATGACGTAGCTGTTGTTGTTGAACCATCACCCCAATCGATAGTTGCATCAATTGTTAAATTACTGACAGGTATAGTCATTGACTCATTAGATGTTGTAGTCCTAACAGTCATTTGAAATGGTGCTACATCATCCTCATCACCTTTTGCGTCCCAAAATCCTTTACTTAATTCACCTCTGTTTATATCACCAGTATCACCAACTTTACGAACTTTAATATAAGTTAGTTGAGCAGTGCCGCCTGGAGGTGTAAATGTTCTAATTCCTGCTGCCACTGTTCCGTTTGCATCAGAGTATGTGTCTGCTGCTGTAGCTGCATCATCATATTCCCAATTAGGGTTGTTTGGAATTGCTACGAATGCCATTATTTTTGCCAGCCTTTAATGTATTTGTCTGAGAAGTTAGCAAGACTGAATTGTAGACGATCGACCAATTTAAGTGAACCTGTACCTAAATGGTCGATCGCTACGAACCCTTCTTGACCTGTCACTTCAAAACCTTTCTTAGTCTTGAGCAAAGTCCTTAAACCTCCAACAGTATCGAGTTTGGCTATTACCAACAATTTCGCATCGACCAAAATATTATATAGGGTGAACACTTTTTGTAGCTCTTTTAGATTGCGCTTGGTAAAGATTGAAAGCGCGGCATCTCGTTTTGCAGTTTGTGCATCTTTCCCTTTCTTCGTTTTTTTACTGTCGATTTGACCTTGGTAATATTCTTCAATATCACGTTGAAGTTCGATCACAAAGCCAGCGGCATCACCGATACGGGAGCCCTGTCTGACTTTCTTGTTAATGAATACATTGGTTCGGCTGTTTAAATCTTCATTCGTGCCGAGTTCGTTGAGTACTTTTGAATTAATAGATCTGAATAGGGTCCCAGCTTGGGACAAGAGTGAAGTGAATTCTGCAGTCTCTGTACCGGTAAATGTGGCTGTACCAGAGCGATCTTCAAATGTAGCATCTACACTCCAAACAGAATTTACTGTTTTGAGGCTTGGGACAATCGCCTTTCCAAAACTTGCTTGCATTGATTCAAAGTCTGATCCTCGGTATGTTGTGTGCCAAACCACACCAATTTTGGATCGTTTAATTTGTTTAGCAAGAGCGCTTTTTGCTGGTATCGCATAAACAATCGTATTAGGATGGAAAGTAATATGCGATTCTCCATCAATAGTTTCCGTTTTAATATCTTCTGACGTATAGAGGAAATCACCTTGAACTACTCCTTCACTAATGCCAAGTTTACTCAACTCAGCCAAGGCGACCTTGAATTTAGCATTCAGATCACCAGATAAATCATTATCAATTTCATCGTCTGTTTTATAAATCTTGGGAGTCTTATTAAAAACACCCTTCTTCGCAATAAAGAATTTATCATCGCTTGGATCGACTCCAGCAAAGATTGCCGGAGCCCCATCCCACTTAACCGATATTGTCACCGGTGCCGAGGCATTACCAGCCAACATATCACGAAGAGCTCGTAAGTAGTTAATGACGTTTCGGGTTCCTTTTACTCCACCATCAATTACTGCATCTTCAAGATGCGTCATGTGTAGGTTCTTACCCGATGCTTCTTCCAGATATTGCCTAAATTTAATCATATCTTTTTACTTGTCCTTGACAGCTTTGCCTTCGGGAAGATACCAACACGGGCATTCTTCACTACCTGCCCTGCTGCTCTAGCATCACCTCGTCGGGCTTGATATCGAATAAAGAAATAAGCCTCATATTCGCCTCGTGGGAAATCACCATTATTACCCTTGTGAGTTGATACGATCTTATAAGGTCCGGCACCAGAACCTACCAGAGACATATTGCCTAGGTGGAATTCATCGACGTTACTAATACTGGCAGCACCACCGTATTCGGGTCCATAGATTGCTTCGAAAACAAGTTGTCGGTCCTTAATCTTACGATAGAAAGAATCACCTGATTTGAGACCATCTGGTCGGGCTGCTGCTACATCCTTCATAAAACTTTGGACATCTCTATTTGCCTTATATCGCTTAGAAGATAAACCACCATATTGTTGATAATCTTTTGCAGATTTACCAGCCTTATGTGAGATATATGCCTGAGGATCACCTTGGACATTCACCAATGTAAAATCTGATTTTGGTTCTTTGCCTTCAAACTTACCACTTGTACTGGCAAGGTGAGCTGCATCAACTGTACGACCATTGATTTCAATTTGTATTGAAGGAAGATTCTCTTTTGCAAGTATGACTGCCAACTTATCGTTGAAATCAGCCCTTGCAAGTTCTTCTGCACTGGTACCAGATCCTTGACCCTTACCACCAAACGATGGAGTCTTCAAGAAGTCTTTAGGTATGACCAAAGGACCTCGGTTAGTGTTGACTGTCATTTTTGATTTATTGGCAGGAAACTTACCATCATCGGCAGTCATGAAATCAGTAACATCTTGTAACTCAGTTACGTCAATAATGACCTCTCCGTTGTCAACAGTGGCGAAAGGTGAGGCAGTGGCCACTTTCTTAATGAAGTTTTTTGGCCGGTTCTCGTCTTTGCGGAGGTCTGGTATTGTCAATTTCCGATATGGAATTGCAGCCTCAACGAGTTGTGAGAACCTTCTAAAGCGTAGCATTGATTATCCTATTATAGTATAGACCCATATTGAATCTATTTATAATCATTTTATCTTAATTCAACACTGTCGTCAAACACACTACGTCTTTTTTTACCTCTCATGCTGGAACCAATGTCAGTCTTATCGAATACAGGAGGATCGTCATTACGTTTGTATGAGGAAGAACCACCAGAATTTCCACCACCATCTATATTGATGTTCTGCTGTGCACTTTCTTCAAGATCGTAAATCTTCATTTTGGCACGATCAATACCGACAAGGAATCGTCGATAATATCCAAGGTCACCCCACCGATTCTTCAGCTGTTTGAGCATTACCTGCCCAAGTTCATCTAAATGTTCGGAAGTAACAATGCCGAGGATGCAATCTGCTGTATGAGTAATACCCATTGACTCAGAAGTGTTTGTAAGATCCACGTCTGAATTACCATAGCCATCGCGATTAAACTGAGAAGAAGTGACAATCGCACAATTGAATTCCATTGCAAGTCCACGTATTTCCTCCGCAATTGATTTGACAAGTGTATATGAATTTGCTGCCGCAGCCCCACGAACTCTGGAGGATGCACAAATATTTAGATAATCAACAAACACAACGTCAGGTACGAAGCCTTTTTTCATTCTCAATTCATTCAGTAAGTGCCTCATGTGACCAGCGTGAGCCGATCCAGTGGGGTACTCTTTAATCACAAGTTTACCAGGAGTCTTGGTCTTGTATCTACCCATTCGTTTCTCATAAACATCTCGTGGGCAATCAGTGAGTTCATCTAGCGTGATGTCCATAATGTTGGCATCAATACGCCGACCGATTTCTTCTTCGGCCATTTCCATAGTAACATACAGCACATTCTTACCGTACATCAAATGATTGGCAGCGAAGTGGCATTTCAATAGAGATTTACCACCACCAGTCGTGGCCAGTAATACAGTCATTGATTTGCGAGGCAGACCACCCTTGGTGATCTTGTTCAGGATATCAATATCAAAGGGAATTCTTTCCTCTTTTCTATGATAATAGTCATAGCGATCTTCAAATTGTTCCAAGAAGTCGTGACCGACACTCGAGTCAAAGTTGATGCCGAGCGAATCAGATAAGATTTTCGGTATCGAGCCTTTGTCAGTGTCTTTGTCTTGGCCATCTAAGATTAGAATAGCCTTACGTATTGAATTATACAAATCTTTGTCTTGACAGAACTTCTCAGTCTCTGTAATCAAAAATTCATTACTCGTATCTTTGTCGACCTGTAATTCGTCAACAATACCCATCACCTGGGCATAGGTGTCTTCGTTTAGATCTTTACGCTTGTCGATGGTGAGTTTAAGAGCCTCCGTTGAAGGAGGCTCTCTGTATTGCTCAACATAATCTACAAACGTTGAAAAGACCTTTTGAAGTGCGTTTTCATCGAAATATTCTTCCTTAATGTAGGGGTATACCTTTCGGTAGTAGTCCTCATTAAGTACCAAATTCGACAGTATCGTCTTCTCTAGCATCTTCAACCTCATCAGCCATTAGCAGTTTAAATTTACTTTCAATATAATTATTGAACCGAGGATCAGCAACCAGACCTTCAAAGAACTCATCGTCCTGTTCAATGTCTTTAGAGCGTCTCTTAGGTTCGATAACCTCGCCAGTATCCATGTTGACTATATTATACCATCCTTGATTGGCCTTTGTCAAGTGCCCTGATTCAAGTGCGAGTTCAAAAAGGGAAGACCATTTCTGAATACCCGAGTCATATAATACTTTAAATGGAAGTTTTGATTTCTCTTTTACATAACGAGATTTTTCAATATTGATTGTGAATTTGAAGCCTGCAAGATCAGTACCATCTTTTTCTTGTGCCTTAGAGATAATAAAGATCTGATTGGCTGAGTAGTAAATACCAGTACCACCGGATACAATATTCTTAGGGAACAGACCAATCTCCTTGTAGGTATGATTGATTGCGACCAATGGAATATCTTTACCTGTGACCTTGGGAGTTACAATGCGGAAGAGTGATTTGAGTTGTTTAGCACGTGACATGTCAGCAACAGATTTCTCATTCTCAGCATCTTCTACCTCTTTACGAGAAGCCAAGTTACCAACAGAGTCTATCATAATAAAAACTTTATCACCTTTATCAATCTCATTCAATCGTTTGGTGAGGTCAAACTTGAGCTGTTCGACATCTTCAATCGGTATGTGCAATACGCGAT